TTGTGCGTACAACAACTGCACCAGTACCATCAAGTGCGGAATAACGGATTACTTTGTCTGTGCTGTTGAACCAAACGCGGCCAGCAGCGACAGGAACGGGATCAGCGCTCAGAATTTCAAGGTTGAGGTTTTCTACATAAGCATTAGCTGCAAGCGTAATGCCATGAAAAATAGGGAAATTAGCCATGAGTCAAAACTCCAGATAGATATATTTAAGTTTGGTTCTCGACACGACTCACGCAGGCAAAATCTTACAACACAAAACGACGAAGGACAAGTAATTCTTGATCGACCCTTAGTGCGTCTGATGATGCGTGTTTGACCCGCCATTCACTCTCGGGAATGTCACTTTCAAAGTGAAAGTTCCCGTTTTTGTACCCGGTTAGTTCACCACCATGCGCCTTTATATAGGCAGCAAGGTGTAAATCTCGTTTAGAAATCGTCATTTTATTCATATTGGGTACTCTATATGATGAATGTTACATTTGCTGTACCGGCCATCGGTTCAGTTAAATAAACTATGAATTGGTTTGGTGTTACTGCATTTATCTTTGCAAACATAGAGTTATGATTTACATCAAATAACGTAACATTCATGTTTTGAGTATTTAGGTTGTGCGTTACAACCCACGAGAGTTGTGGAACGGGAAAGGAAAACGATCTTACTAATGCCGTTGCGCCAGGTGTTCCCGATGCCGTCCCATAAACTCTGCCGTACACGCCAGAGTATTGTGCAGCCATTAGATCCCCGCTTGAAGAACCTTAATGGTCGCAGTACCAGATTGCCACGAAGTAATATTGATCCTCATCCCTGAGATCGGATATCCGTAGTAGCCGTCTGAGTTGGTGTTTTGGTTCACCAAGAACGGAAACCATGTTACATCTTCAGGTTTATAAGGACTCCACAAGTCGTGGTAAGTATGTTCAATGTCATACGTCATCACAGCACCTGGGCTTAACACCACTCCAAATGCTACGTTGACAGGAGTAATGTTGATATCTACTCCAAAAGTTCCACTAGGACCCACGCCTTGCGTGGTGATCGTCATCTGTCTACTCATCTCTACCCTCTCTTAGAAACTACCACCAAAAATACCCGACGTGGCCGTCACAGTTGTGAATGTTCCCGCCGCCGGAGTCGTCCCACCAATCGTCACACCATCAATTGTACCACCGGTGATTGTTACAGAACTAGCATTCTGGGTGGCCATAGTACCTAAACCACTCACATCTCCGCTAGATATTGTTCCCCAAGCAGGTGCAGCCGATGCCGTTCCAGTACCTGTCTGGGTTAAGAAGTTCTTAGTTGTAGTCGTGTTGCCTGCAAGCTTAGATAGCGTATTGGTTGCAGAAGCATATAACGTATCACCCGTGGCGTAGGTTGTCTGACCTGTTCCGCCATAAATCGCACCAATCGCATTACCGTTCCATGTTGCGCTGGTGATTGAGCCTGGGTAACTAAATGTATTAGTAGACCACGATACATTAGAAGGAGCCTGATCGTGGCGGTCCCAAGTACCAGCAGCATTTCCATTTGTTAATAAAACAATCGTTGTATACCCACCAGATGGAACAGAGGCAACTAAAGTATTTGAGTTGTTGTTTACTGTAATTGCGCCGCTAGTCTGGTTATTATTAAACGAGAAGATTGCGCCCACGGGCAGGGTTGTGGCATCTGGCAACTTAATAGTCTGCCCGCCGGAACCTGTGATTACATAAACAGGAGCAGAAGCAGCAGTTAAAACAATCTGTGTTCCAGATGCGGCCGCACTTGTAAATCCTGCAAAGAAAGCATTAGCACTTACGTTTACGTTGGCATCTCGCAGCACAACAGAGTTAGCACCAGATGTACCGTAAGACGTACCCCAAGCTGATCCTGTTGAGTTAGGTATACCTGCACCGGGATACACCATCGGTGCGGCGTTAGTAATTGTTACAGCAGCAGATCCGTTGTAGCTTGTACCTGTTAATCCGCTTCCAATAGTCAGCGCAAACGGTGCAGCAGCAGTAACTGTTGTGGAGCCACCTAGGCTTACTGAGTTACCGTTAATAGTGATTGAGCTATTGGTCAGCGAACTATTACCGATGTTGCTTAGAGTATTATTCGCACCGCTGATAGTCTTGTTAGTCAGCGTTTGTGTACCAGTCAATGTAGCAACAACCGTGGTATCAATTGATAGCGATCCAGAACCCGTAATTGGTCCACCGGTTAATCCAGTACCAGATCCAACAGATGTTACTGTTCCAACGCTAATTGATCCGCCTAGACTTGTTGGCGTGCCATTGATTGTGATCGAGCTATTGGTTAATGAACTGTTGCCAATATTAGACAGTGTATTATTTGCACCACTAATTGTCTTATTGGTTAATGTCTGTGTGCCAGATAGCGTTGCCACAACAGATGTATCAATTGCAGTAGTAACCGCAGCAGATCCATTGTAAGACGTACCAGTAAGACCTGTTCCTAACGTCAGCGCATTAGGGCTTGCGGCAGTAATTGTTCCCGACCCACCTAAGCTAATAGTTGTGCCGTTAACTGTCAGCGAGCTATTTGCCAGCTGGGCATTAGTAACTGTGCCACTCAGTGACGTAGTTGGGATGGTTGTAGAAGCCGTTACAGCACTTGTGCCGTTGGCATACATATAACCAGTCAAGCCGGTTACTGTAATTGATTGGAACGCCTCAGAAGACGATCCCAATACCTTTTCCCACACGCTTCCGTTGAATACAGCCCAATCTCCTGCAGTCCACAGGTTAATACCATTTAGGTTGGTAGTACCACTGGTAGATACCAGATAATAGAAGCCATTCGTTCCTACGCTTGATGTCAGCGTTGGGGTATTGGTTAAAGCATTCCACGTTCCTTGATATGTAACTCCACCCAATACAGAAGAAGGCAATTGCGTGGTAGGAACCTTTCCTGTCCCGTCCAATGACGCCACGCCGTTAGCTAATCCCTTGTCTGTAATAGCAGAAGAAGGAATAGCAATTGCAGTATTAGATGCGGCTGTAAGCTGCCCTTGGGCATTGACTGTGAATGTCCCGACCTGTGTAGCAGATCCAAAAGTGCCCGTGGGCACACCCGTAGATGCGATTGCAATTGTTACAGGTGCGCTACCGTTATAACTTGTACCCGATAATCCTGTGCCAATCGTAAGCGGACTGGATGCCGATGCTGTAATAGTTACAGATCCACCCAAGCTTACCGTTGATCCGTTGATGGTAATCGAGCTATTCGTAAGTGAGCTATTACCAATAAACGATAACGTATTGTTGTTACCGTTGATTGTCTTATTAGTCAGCGTTTGGGTTGCTGTTAATGTAGCAATTGTGTCGCTATTAATACTTCCAGATGTACCCGTTAAGCTAGTAAATGCACCCGCAGCAGGTGTAACTTGACCTATGGGCGTACTGTCTAAGCTATCTAGTGTTAATGTCACGCCAGATATAGAACCGCCTGTAATTGCTACGGCATTTGCATTCTGTGTTGCCATCGTGCCCAAGCCGGTAATATCGCTGCTTGGGATTGTTGTCACGGCTGTCATAGGAGACGTGCCGCTACCCTTCACATAACCTGTGAGAGTGCCCGCAGCCCCTGTTCCGCCGCTGCTTGTATTGATTACGCCAGATAAAACAACATTACCGTTAGTTGGCACATTCGGAAGTAGCCCAGTAGTACCTCCGCTGATTGTTAATACACCACCTGATAGTGAGAATTGACGCCAATTTCCTGCGGCAAAGCCCTCAAACGTATCAAAGTCTGTGTTGTAACGGAATTCACCAGCCAAACCTATCGGACGCTGCACAGTTGTGCCCGTGGGCACAGTCACAGATGCTGTACCGGGAATAATTGGGTTGTTGGCCAGCCCTACTGTGGGATTTCCGCCTAGCGCATTACCATTTATAACCGATATTTGGTTATTAACACCTACAACCGATACTGGAGTGTATGCGCTTGAGTTATTTAGCGCGATTAGACCGTTTCCAGCCTGTGTTGCAATAGAAAATGCTAATCCAGTCAACGAGATAGCAGGATTTCCTGTCTGTCCGTCTCCATTTGATATGGAAATGCCCGGTGTTGCAGTAGAAAATGACCTAGGAGTGACTGTAGCGCCTGTTTTTACAACAAATCCGTTGCCCGCAGTCTCTAAACTTGCGCTTACACCGTCTAAATTGATGGCATAAGACGACTGCGCTCCTGAATCTGTCACTCCAATACCCAATCCAGCCACAAAATAACGGCTGTTGGGCAGAGTTGGCTCTTGATTTACTGTTAAAAACGTCTGTGTCTGTACTGGTGAATTAGCAATCGCGCCTGTGGTAGTCTGTACCGTAACGCCATTCTGTACTACGGGTACAGATTCCGTTCCGGTGAGTGGCTGCGCGGCAGGTAATTGACTTATGGTTACATTGGCCATTATGGACTCACCGTAATTGTGTCCAGATTCCCGTTATTCTCAGGATTCTGTGTGTTTTGTTCAGGAGATAGCTCATTATACCCGTAAGCGCCTGTTGTGATTGCATTAGGATCAGTTGCAACACTAACATCTGGGCGCGGAAAGCGTAAGTTAATACGCTCTGTCTTGCGGGCAGGGAGTCTATAAGGATCTTTGTCGTCTTTGCATCCTTGATCGCATACCCTCAAGCCCGGAAAGTTCGTGTCAGGTCCAAGAGTAGATAGCGGACGTTTGAAACGACACCTATCACAGATTCCAATAGCAAGATTTGAAAGACCAGTGGTGTCAAGAAAGATCGACATTATTTTGTGTAAACGCTAATCTGCGGGGCAAAATATATGGGCGAGCGATCGCGTTCTTCTTGCTCTGCTTGGAACAGATATTTCTCAGCCTGCGCTTCTAAATACTGTACTCGAGCCATATCTACTTGCGGTAACTCTAGGCTCATCCTGTGAGCTAGCATCATTACCACAGCCTCATACCATCTCTGGGGCACTTCTAACTCGTCTGTGAGCGCTCCAACGTCGTCAATTTGACGCGAGTACCATACAGTCATCTGCACGAACGGATCAGATGGAGTAGGCCACAGATAGATACTAGGCTGAGGAATAGTGCGGTCGAACCAGAATTGGTACGGCTGGTTCGCTGTGAAATTCTTGTTAGGGAGGTTTGTGTAATCATCCCTGTTGAGACGCGACATCATAATCTCGCGGGTGTTATTACCCACATAGAATTCGCGTAACGCTAGGGTCGTGCCGTTATAGGCGCGGATGCGGTAATACTCCACCGACTGCCCCGGATCTATGTCCTGCCAGATCCATTGCTTGTCAGTGACTGTGACAGCGCCATAATCATACAGCGTATGCCAAGTGATGTTATCTATGGAATACTCTAAAGCCAAGGACCATACAGCAGTTCCACCGCCAGCAACGTAAGGCATAATGCCCACAGATCCAGCATAAATAGGGTTGTTGGTTCCATAAAAGACCTCAATGTTTCCGTTGGGAGAACCTTGCTGACACCAAGTATTGATATCATTATCAAACGCATTACCAACAATACCGCCCGCTGATGATGAATAAGAGCCCGTAGGTCTATTCAGCGTTCTATACAGGACGTTGAGCGTATCTATCGTGCCCTTGGGCAGATAATAGATATATTGATCTGGGTTTAATCCCACTACTAACTTATTGATTGCCCAATATTGTATGCCTCTGTTGGCAAGATTGGACAACAAAAAGAACAGCGACTCTCGTGCTGAGAGTAACTGTTCCGAGGTTAGATCTTCTGCAAGCTTTCCGCAGCGGCGTGCTCCGTGGTCAATCAGCTTTGATACTGTAATGACCGTTTGACCAACTGTTCCTGAATAAGCCATGACATCATCCGCGTCTGCGGGCACGAATATTGCCGCCGCCTTTAGCCTTGTGGGCCTTGTCAGCAGCGGCAAATTCTTTGCCTACCTTTTGTGGTATTCCAACTTTCCGAGCAAATTTAGGGTCATGAGCGACCGCACTCATCAGCCTGTGTTGCTCGGGGCTTTTTGAAGGCATTAGCACATATCCTTATGGTGCATCTTGCCACCATGAGCTTTGTGATGAACCTTACCGCCATGCTTAAATGTACCGGACAACTCGGTAATCTTTACGGGAGCGGAAGCCTTTTTCTTGCCTTGGGGCATATCCGTAGGAGCGCCTGCATCTTCTACAGCACCACCACGCTTGTAACCGGCTGGTTTGCCTTCAATCACGCCGCCAGTGGCTTTGTGATGAACTTTACCGCCATGCTTATGATGTGCGTGGTGTGTATGGCCACCGTGCTTATAACCGCCTGGCTTACCTTCTTTCACATCACCTGTGCCGTGGGCAGTGTCGTGGTGTGCGGTATCCATCTTGGTCTCAGCAAAGTTAGCAACGCCACCCTTAGCCATCTTAGCCAAATGCTTGTGATGCTCGTGCATTTTGTGATGGTGGGCAGAACCGCCTTCTTTGTGTTTAGCAGCGTGGTGTTTAGCCATGTGCTTGTGGTGCTCGTGCGATCCAACAGGATGGCCAGAGATGTGATGCACTTTGCCGCTATGAGCGTGGTGAGCCTTTCCACCATGTTTATACCCAGCAGCACCCAATTTAACGCCGCCTGTACCGTGCGCGGTATCTTTGTGGGCTGTGTCCATCTTGGTGCTTTCAAACTCAGAAACCTTACCGCCGTCTTTCAAACCGTGGTGAGCTTTCTTGGCTTTCATGTGCTCGTGATGGTGCAACTCTTTCTCAAGATGCTTAACTTCTTTCTCAACCTTGCCACCGTGTGCGTGGTGGTGAGCTTTACCGCCCTTCTTAGCCATCAAAGGAGTAGTCATACCCTTCATAGCAGCCATACGAGCGCCTAAGGAAGGCTTCTTGATACGCACAGCAGGTGCAGCAGGAGGTGTAGAGATCTTAGGATCGCTCAACACGCCCAAACCACCCACAGCCTTGTGTGCTACCTTCTTATGTCCGTGATGCTCTTCATGCTTCTTATGATGCTTGGCAACGTGGCCGCCCTTCTTGAGCTTCAACTCTACGGTTGGCTCAGTGGTGATCATTTTCACCATAGGTTTAAACTGTCCCATGTCAATCTCCTAATTAGGCTTGTGTAACACCAAGAGCGCCAGCGCGGGTTGCGTTAGGACCGGTAGCAATACCAGTCAACAAGATACCCACTACAAGACGGTTTGTTCCGTTGGTAGCAGCAGAAGGAACATAAGTACCACGAACATCGCCCGTTGTTGTTGTAGCAGGGCTTGTGGTATCAGCAGCAACAAATGTACCGCCATCGGTTGTAAATGCGTTGGCGTACAATACTGAAGCTAAGTATGAACCTGATGTTACGCTTACAGGCAAACCTAATACATCAGATGTACCTAATGAAACTGTAACAACGGGGCTGCCAGAAATGGTTGCTGTTGCAACTTGATAAAATGCCTTCTTACCGTTAACAGTGGTAGAAGGTGTTGTGCCAGTAGTAATTGCTTCTGACATAGGTTGGCCATATACGTCATAACCTGTAACAGTCACAACACGGCTTGTGGGCGAACCAGAACCTAATGTCACGCTGACTGCGCGGGGCTGATCCAACTGGATCACAGTTGTGCCATCTGCGCGCACTACGGATGTTGTACCCGTACCAGCGGTTAAAGTAATCCCAGCAGTCCAAACGCTAGCAGCAGCTACGTTAGCAGCGCCCTTAGCAACTGGAACGGAATCCCATACATAAATACGACCTAGAGGTCCTACACCCAAACTCATGGGCGAAGGGTATGTGCTCTTCATACCCATATTGGTATAAGCAGCACCTAAAAATAAATCATCTGAAAACTGTGGCATGGCATAACTCCTTGAAAAGTTGCCTAGTTAAATAACTTCAAATACTCAACTGCATTTCGCAATAACACTGGGCTGTCTTGAAACAATCCGATTGCTGTGTTGCAGTTACTACATAACAAACCACGAATCTTGTTAGTCTTGTGACAATGATCAACCGCTAAGTCTTTGATTTTACCAGATTGTGCGTGACGGTTTGTTTCCGGCTTTTCGCAAATCTTACACACACCGTTTTGCTCTGCGAGCATTTCAATGTATGCGTCTATAGTAAAACCAAATTCACTCCACGTTTTATCTTTTGCATAGTGCGCGTGACATAAACCGCGTGAATATAACCAACTATCGCAATTAGGAACCCGACAGATCTTAGGCGGCTTAGTCCGAGTTCTGTATCTAGTGTGACCGTGACGGAGAAGGCGTTGGTAGTGCATTGTGCACAATCCCTTCGCTTTTACTTCTTCCGTACATCCTTCCTCAATACATTCTTCCGGCTTATTCCACTCACGGGTTTTGATTTCTCCAAACTCCGTGCGTCCATACTTCCATTGCATATAGTGCGTCTGGCAATACCCTCTCGCCTTATGCTTCCTATCACACTTCTCAACCGTACAAATTTCGTGCTGTCTTTGCGGCATTTAGAACTCCCTGATTAAATTACTGTTGTATCTTAGTATACTTAATCAGGGAGGTCAACTACATAAAAACTACTTACGAATCAACAGGTTATCAAACACCTGGAGTTCCGTACATTGCACGTGGGTCAGTAAAACCAACTTGGTAGCGTTCTGTTGCCTTATAACGCATCGAGTCGGTTTCGAAGTCACCTTCCATGGTTTTTTCCAACGCACGGCGCATCAAGAGCTTCATGCCCTCGGGAGCGTCGGTCTGGACCCACCAAGCTGTGGAGCTGGTCAGACGAGACAGAACTGCTGCGCCCTCATCCAACAGACCGATAGACTTGATTGGGTTGACGTCGTTGTTTGATGTACCAGTACGCAACACAGACTTTAGCAATACTTCAGCCTGGAAGATGTTACCGGGAGCAACAACCAATTGACGGGGAACCAAGCGGATTTTCTTACCGTTGTTATCTACTGCCTGACGAATCTGGATCAGCATCTGTTCCAAAGAGGTCTGTGACAGGTTAGCGGCGGTTGCGAGCTGGTTGCTGAATGTACCGTTCACGATTGGGTGAGCAGTAGAGATCAGGGGCACGCCATCGCCTCCGGGATAAGCGGAGTTAAATGCGTAGTTCAGAACAGATGCGCAGTTCAGTTCTTTGGTTTCAATCAAAGACTGAGCCAAGTGGCGGGCGTAGACTTGACCGATACGGATATGGTCGCCGTCTTCTACCAGCACTTTGGTCAAGGCAAATGCCAAGCCATACACTTGGTAAACGTAACGCTTCAGGAATAACACACCACCTTGTTGATAAGTGACAGGTGTACCGTCGGGCAACTGGGGAGCTGCGCCGAAGCCGTACAACACTGGCTCTTCGTGGTAGTTACGGGGAATACCCTGCTCTTCGCGGAAAACGCGTGACCACTCGTCTGCACGTTGATCATAAACGCCGTCAAAGCATTCGTTCAGGATAGGTTCTACGATGGACCGGAAGTCCGTACTTCTCATTGGGGCTGCCATAATTCATGCCCTCCTTAAATTGCCGGTGACACAGCTTGGAACTGTGTTTTGGCTACTGTGACACGAACGATGGTATAAGCATCACCCCAGTTGTTGTCGACGTAAGGAGCTAAGTCAACAATGCGAACTTGACCTTGCACACCTGTACCAACGAGGGTAGCAGAGATTGTGCATTGTGACAGACCGGTTACAGTCGATCCAGCGGTTAGGTTGCTGAAGTTGGCTTCGTTGCCGACAGCAGTTTGAGCGACAGAACCATCAGCTTGGATTTCATAAACGATGTTAGGATCGTTGTAGAAATAAGCTACGCAAGAGCCAGTCTGGTAAGCGGTGTTAGCAGGCCAGTAGTTAGATACGCGGCGACGGCCGGTTGTATCTGTCCACTCTACGCCAGCGAACGCGCCTGAGAAAGCCTCAGTGCTTGTCACGGGGATGATATTGCCAGTACCTGCTGAATACTCAACAGGCTGACCTTTCAAAATGTTGGATGCATAGCCACTGGCGATACCTCCAGCAAGAGCTTGAGCACGGTCTAGGCCACTTGGGTGGAAGGCCGGGCGCAAGCCAAAGGGTGCGGATGTTGCAGACATAATTGTCTCCTTTGGGTGCCGTTACCCGTAAAATAGGGGTGCGGGTTTCGGCGGATCATAATTACCCAAACCATCACCTTCTATCTGACCAAGCCTGCGGCCTGAACTATCCCGTGTTCCCTGAAGCTGCTCCACCTGAACTCGGACTTTCTCCGCGTCTTCTTGGGGCAAATCATGGTGGAAGTGCGTCATCAATTCCTGATACATATCCATTGGAATCTTAAACAGCAACATCTCATTACACTGGATATAACCAACATATTCTCCAGACTTGACTTTGTAATTCTCAAACCCAGGTATCTCATCCGTCTTAACGGGTGTGTAACCTAAGCGAATACGCTTATCAATACTGTCGTAGCTGTTAGTTGTCGATAACCAGATCAAGTGCCATCCCTTTAACTCAGGGACGCTGGGCAGTGCGCTTTGTGTCCACTCATCTTTCCACATCTTACGACGCTCATCAGATAGTGCAGACTGGTCTTCCGGTGCCTCTCGAACTGAATCAAGACTCCCGCGAGATTCGCGGCCACCAGCAGATAAATTCTTCTTTAGACGTTCATCCATTTTTCAATCTCCTATTTTCTGTTGCGATCTTCAAGCGCGTACCGTTTGATCATCTTGGCGCGCTTTTCGGGGTCATCCCACATACCAGCATCTTTCATGGCTCTTACTCGGTCCGGCGATAACGTAAATGTATTCGCCTTTCCACCACTATTTGATACGGCTTCCCTACCAGATCCAGTTACAACAGTTCTAGGTTTTGACTTCGGAATTTCGTCAATAGAATCATTATACCTGTGTGGTAAATATTTTTGCAATCTATTATCTAATTCTTCCCAATATTCCGCAGATGCAGGATTCCATCCTTCTTTAACCATTTTCTTATCAATGGTCATGGCAATCTCTGAATCTTCGTCTTGGCCGCTAGGATCGTACCAAGGGTTATCAGATAACCAATCAGCAGCCAATCTCTGTACCGCTTGATTAGGCGCGGTAGGAGGCGGTGCTGTGGGTACTGTAGCCTGCTTCTTTAGGTTCTCTAATGACTCAACAGTACGCCGTGCTTCGTAATATAACTCTGTAGCCTTGGCGTGAAGCTCACCATTACCTGTTTCAATGGCTTCCTTCATCTTCTGTTGGGCGAATGTAATTCGTGCCTGCTGGTCAGTCATCGCTGCATCTATGCGGGCAATATCGTGTCCCTGTGTCTTCCGCTCAACTTCCGCTAAACGGGTCAACAGTTCCTGATTCTGCCGCTGCAATAGCTGCAATCGAGTGTCTTTCTCGGCTTGAACTTTCTTGTGATATTCCTTGCGTGACTTACGCTTCTCACGCTTGGCTTGACGAATAGCCTCAGCTTCGGGATCTACCTCACCGTTAGCCTCTATCTCTGCCCGCTGGGCGGCTTCATCTTCGTCTTCTTCATCTTTTACTTCTGCGACGGGTACAGCCTCTTCTACCTCTGGCATTAAATCCTTAGGTAGCTCAACCGTAGCACCGCCATCCTGATCCTCTTGGATCAACATGACTTGCTCTTCCATACGACCTCCTAGACAAACGCTTTAACAAGTAGTGGGTTGCCAGTAATCTGTGCAATCACTTCGTGGTCATTGATAACAACGAACTCAGCGAACTCTTTGTCCTTGCCGGGAATAGGTACTTCCCAGCGGTCGCCGCCCCATTTCGGAATGCGAATGTAATCGCCTTCCTTACACCAAGCACCTTCTGGCCACGGTTCCATTGTGTCCCGCTTTCTGAATGCCAAAGGTCCAATCTCAATCACCTTACCGACGATGTTCTGCCACTTTTCGGTTGCTTTAGTCTCTTCCACCAACAAGATACCGGACTTGGTATACCGGTCCTTTGCTTGACGGAGTTGAACTAAAATACGCGCTCCAAGAGGTTTTGCACCAGGTTCCACAAGCGGAAAGGCCGCTTCTAATTCGGCTGGGTCTACAGCCACTGGTAAATCACTCATCTTCATCTTCCCTAAGTAGGTTCTCTAAAATGTCTAAAGAAGCCTGCAATCCCTGTATGACTCCACAAAGCCTTTGATACGCCGCGTAGTCCGCCGCATTACCATGCGATAACGACTCAGCAACCTCAGCCTTCCGCGCTTTTACAGCGCCTATGAAGTCTTCTACATATCTCATGCGTTCTTCTTATCAACACCACTTGTAAAATTGCCGTGATCCGAATTGGCTTCAGGCATAGTTGCACTTCCCTTCTCTCCCATCTCTTCCCCGTCCAACCAAGCGCCTGCTGCAATACGCGCTTTGTAACGAACATCTTCCGACTGCATTTCTTTAACGTCTTTGTCCATGATTAACTCCTGTGCCCACGGGCACTATTAGGTTAGATTTTTCTGTGCCAAAGCTTCCGCTTGTGCGACCGATTGTTCCTGCTCATGACGGGTTTTAATCTGATCCGTCAGTAATTGAGCGCTTTTTATACGCTCTTGCGTCAAATTGTCTTCCGCATTCAACGCCACCTCAATAGCTCTATCCTTCTGAGCTTCACTCACCTCTATCTGATCTCTTGCTTGCTGTCTTTGGAACTCAGCCTGCAGTTCTGCTTGCTTCATCTGCATATCCAACTGATCGCGCTGGGTTCTGCGCTGTGTCTCAGCCATAGAAGCCTGCAACATAGCCTGAGAAGCAGGATCGGGCGGCATCTGCGGCTTGGGCGCAAACTGCTGCAACATCTGAATCATCTGCTGGCAAGCCTGTATCACGGGCATCATTACCTGCGTTTCAGTCTTAACAGCCTCAGCGGACATCGCAATAACGTGATCAATCTTCTTGACGTCCTTCTTGTTGTCGCCTTCCTCGTAGCTATACGTCTTATTGCCAGAGTGCGCTGCCATCCTATCCCGATACCACAGCGTCATGTGCTGCTTAATATGCTCTAGCGCGGCAGGGATAAACTGCGGGCCCATCAAGATATTGCCACCCAACACAGGATCCAATCCAAAGTCCATGTGCGTCTGGATGTGCGCCAGATGATCCTGACCAGGGTACGCAAAGGCGTGATGCCCAAGCGCCATAGCGGCGTTCTCTTCGGCTGCGTCCATCTCCATAGGCTTAACAGAGTCAGGCATGAGCTCATTGACGTCAGGAACCTTCAATTGCTTCAGCATCCGGCTGACAACCGCCTTCATATCAAACAACTGTGGATACTGCCCAGCCATCTGCATGACAGATTGCATCTGGGCAATACGCTGCGTCTCTGAGAAGATGTGGGGATCAGATACGGGAACGATGTCGCTGTTCCGCATGAAGTCTGAGCGCTCAATCTCCAGATCCGCTACAACATCTCCACGCTCTTGGTCGTCCAGATACCATCTGTTGATACGACCAATGATAGACAGAACCTTCTTCTGTGATGCGTGTAAGCGTGCGTGAATGGCTGAGAATACCGCCGCGCCCTGTTCGATCAGAGCCTGAGTTGTGCCCACGGGCATTGTTGATGACGCATCAGCAATCTTCTCTTCTGCTGTGGTAACAACACCCTTAGCTGAATCTGTGAGCCATCCTAATAGCTGGAACAGTACAGGCGATGGGGGATTGAATGGAAGCGGCATAGCCACTTTACGGATGTCGTCTACACCCGCAGCGCCTTCGATCTCCACAACCTGTGTGACATCAATGCTCTGGCTCTGACCGCTGATCTTAGCGCCCTTGAGCTTCAGCATCGTGGCTGAGTTGTTTATATGGGCAGTGTCCAGAAGGGCGCGAAGAGCGCCAGTAAGTGCGGCAGAAAGCCCGCCAATGAGATGAGGAAGTCCAATAGCATACGCGCCCCTCCAAGGGATAAACTTAAACTCGACCATCCAATCTAGTTTGGTCATTGTCTCGTCGCCGTCTTCCCAGTTGCGGTACAAACCTAAGACTTCCGCTTCCATCTCGTCAATCATCAGGATATACGGAGCCATCTCGCCATTAGTGCGGGGATCGTCCTCTAGCTCTAGCCATGTATAGACGTGATACACACGGCGTAATCCATCCTTGTTGTCTTGGTACTTATTACCCTCGATCTTGTTGTTCGCCTTCTCAGAGTGCGACATCTCGGGTTCCATCGTGGCGCGGATGATATTCACATCCCTATACAGCCCGCGCTTGATCCGCGCTTCCATCTCATACTCTGTGATGTCCTGCACTTCTGTTACCCGCTGGGCAGTGTAGAAGTTGGCAGCAGCAAACGGCAATATGATGTTATCAATGGGCACAAACTCAACGCATGGACGGCGCTTGTGCTCGTCATACCATACTTTGAGGAACTGTGAGCCACCCAATGGCAGCTGAGTCAGTAATTGCTCCTGCTCATCGCGGAACTCTTCTATCTGCTCTGTGAGCTGCCAATTAACATAATCACGCTTTCTTTCGGCAATCTCTTGCTTTTCTTCAGTGACATCGCCTAGAATCTTTGTACGGACAGGTCCGTCAGGAGGAAACAGTTCCTTGATCGCACGGGAAGCGAAATCCACACAGGCCTCCGCCATGACGGGGTGGACAACCTTAGAAGCCCCCTCAAATTGCGCTCCACCTGGAGCATCGTTACCAAGACCAGTACGACGCAATCCCTCTTCATATTTCTTATCACGATCTTCACGGGCTTGCTTATCCTTCTCAATGAAGTCCATATACTTGAGAGCCATCTTGTTTAGCTCCCACGAATCTATAGACTCAGCTAGGTTCTCATAGAAGTCTGCGTCCTCTTCAGGACCACGGAACTCTTCCATGTGGACAATAGCAGAACCATCAGGCTGCTCTTCTACCTCAAGGTCATCATCAGGCAGAGTTACGTCTGCGCTGCCGTCTTCGTTTTCTTGGATGTCATCAGCCATAGTTTGCTCTTAAGGATTTACTGGCTCGTTGTTACGGCTCAGAATTTTGAGTTTATCTTCATTACCGGGGAATACTACAAAGTTATGCGTACCCTGACTTTTGCCACGAGAACTTGCATCTAAATAACGGATGCCGGGGATGCCTTCTTTGGCAAGCATTGCAGAACCTTTTGCTGGGCTTACATTCACGCCCAGTAACTTAATTGCCTCTCCCATCGTCTTAACTTCACCTTCAAGCTCCGGCATTGAATATGGCGAATTGGCGTAATCAATAACGGCGCGAAGTTGCTTATTCTTTGTGCTTGCCAACGCCTTTTGCACTTCTGGGGGCTGTTGACTTAACGGCTTATCCCAATCAAGCATCTTATCTATCATCTCATCAGGCAAATCAACTGTATAAAAGTTGCCGCCACCTTTTTGTTTATAAGCATCAAATAATTCAGCTAATTTTTCTTGCGGTATTTCTCTAGTGCTTATATTGGCGTTTTGTAAACGTCTTGCTAACACTTTCGGCTCTGCATCATTTTGCACTTGACGCATAAATTCGCCTCTAGCACCAGCAGACAATTTAATCCCTAATTTTTCAGCTTCTGGTGCTAAATCAAACGCTTTATAAGCTAAAGTTTTTTTATAACTATCGGCAACATTAGGATCTTCAGCAATATAAATCCCATGACCATAAGCCTGCGCGCCTTCACCAGTTCCAATCTTGCTGGCATCAAACGCACTAAATACGTGAGGGCTTCCGTGGTAAGCCGTCATCAATGGCATCGCGGCCGTCATACCATGCGCTAACTTAGCTCCTGTTGCAGCCGTACTAAACGGGTCTACCAATCCCGCGCCTAGCTCTCCAACCATGTGGCGCTCAGGGCTTACCATGCCCATGCTTTCCATGCCCGATCCAATAGACTCACTACCGCCGAATGGCTTCTCTGATCCCAATCCAAACTGCTTCAGCACCTCGTTAGTCATATCAACAGGTGCGCCTGCCAGTCCAGCGATCATGCCTCGATTAACAACATCCGTTCCATACTGCATAGGATTGGCTCTAGCCGCTTGAAACTCACGCTCTAGCGCATCATTCGCCGCAACCGCGCCCGTTGGCACGCCAAACATCTCAGGGTCAAACAGCCCACCAGAATCATCTGCCGATGGGCTTTCAGACTTTGGGGATTGGGCGCCCTCAACATTACCACCCGCAGCTTTATGCAGCGCCATAATGATGGGCATAGCCTTAGCACCGCCCAAAGCCAACATATTCTGCTCTAGCGCGTCTGGTTGGTGATAACCCACACTACCACCGCTGGCATGGCTAGGAACGTCTGCGTAGCTTCCCTGAGCCGCTGTGGGTACGTTAGCCTGCTGTGCGGTCAGTCCGGGGAAGTAAACATTACTCAGCCAATGAATGAACTGAGTAGCAAGGTCAGGCTCTTGTGGGGTTTGAGTGTTGGCAGGATCAGCCGCGTACATCTGCGCCCGTAGTTCGTGAATAAGGTCGCCCGTGGGCGGATTCTTGGGCGTACCACCCTCGGCTAGTAGCGCCATCTGTTTAGCAACATTAGACTCGTCGGCTTTCTTCCGCTCGTCTTCGTCCATGTCGCCTAGTATTCTTTCAAGTTCGTCTGAGATGTTCATAACTATACCGCGTAAGGGTTTGTTCGTTTGGGCGCCGCGTCATCTGCATACCACTCGTCATCTTCTCTCGGCGGCGGGTTAATCTCCAGCCAGCCCGTGTCCTTCAGAAACCGCAATGCCATGCTAGTCGAGTCCACAAAGTCATCGTGGTTGCTCTCAGGAAACGAACATAGCTGCGAGAGCATAGGCTCAACCCAGTCTCTCACATATCCTGATTTTACACTACTTTCGGGTAACCATACACGTCCGGCTGACACCACTGTGGCGGCTATCTGGAGGCGTTGCATCTTATCAGCCCGCCCAGGGTTCCATCCCCGCACCGGCAAGTGGGCGCGTTGTAACTCTTGGATTAGAGATATACCCGCAGCCTTGTCCTCTACCAGTATCAAGTCAGGACGCTTCTGCTTCTTACCATCTCCATAGCTGTTCTGATACTCCTCGATGACCTTGGGCTTGAGATCAGGAAACGATAGGTGTTCTTGCCAGCAGTCTATGAGCAGCACAGCCATAGGACCATCAAGAGGCTTAAACACGCCCCAAGTAGTCGCAGCAGTAGGATCGTTGTGGGTCTTCTCTGAATAGGCACAATCATAGGATTGGATAATGTATTCAAAATCAGGCAGTGGCTTACCATTAGGCCAGAGACGGAACATATCCCTAGTGACAACGCCAGACTCTTCGGGATCAATAAGCTCGGCGTGCAACTCCTGCCTACCCAACCGCGTTCCCTCATACTGGAGAATCTGCTTCTGGAACGTAGGCGCCAAGTTATCAATGTTCTCATAGGTACTCGCTGTGTCCACTATAGAGTCTTCTGACTCCATCAGTTCTATTAGCTTATCCCGTGGCTTAGGCGTGGTTGTTACAATCACTCGCGGCGACTTACCTAAGCGCAGGCCGAACATCATCATATCCCACGCTTCTTCCAAATACTGAAACGCAGCCAACTCATCGCACCACGCATAGCTAAACTGTGGTCCCCGTAACCGCTCGTAAGTATCCGCAGAGATAGCGCGTATCTGTGAGCCGTTCTTTAGGAACACAGTCATGTCAGTCTTGTTGTAATCCGAGACTAACTCTTGCGGTATCACACTAAGCAGACCTGATTCACCCTCTAAGCAGGTTAGGCGACAGTCATTCGCCGTTGGTGCAAGGATCAGACATCTACAGCCTGGATTACTCCATGCCCACCACCATAGCGTTTCTGCTGCTAGGCGCGTCTTACCGGCTCCGCGCCCCGCTATAACCAACCAATGCGTCCAATCCTGCTCTAGCGGTGGTGCTATCTGGTAATACTTGGCTCTCGATAACCAATTGAGGTGAGCGCCGTATGCGATCTTATCTAGCTCAGACAGACTATCTGCGCTCTCTGATATTAGCTCTAGTACATCTGTCATAGCTCTTTCGAGCGAATACGCATTGCTAGGTTATTGATGGCTTGCTCTATGACCATCTTGACTGGCGCGCCATCTGGTCCGCTGATCTCTGTCTTGTTCTCTGTCTTTGTGACATACAGACCCGCTGCCTTTGCACGGCCCATCTCAGCCGCTAGGGCTGCGTTGATGTTGTCCTTCTGTAGTGCTATATCCTTGAGCCTCTGCATCTCGTCTAAGTGGCTCTCTAGCGTGATTCTGACCCGTTCTACTATAGGCGCTCTTAACTCTTGTATTCTTGTAGCAATCTTGGGGTTGTCGATTAGTTGTTTTGCCGCCCGATTTATTGTCGCGGGCTTCATATCGCCTATGTCATAGCAGGCGCGATAAGCATCGCTCGCATTGCCTAACTCTATGAATGCGTGGCAGAAATTCTCTTGTTTTGATGTAAGTTTCATGCAAAAGATTATATCACATCAACTTAGTTAAAGCGAGTGAATGCCCGTGGGCACACTATTGTTCTACTTCTTCGTTTTCGCTATCTAAGATATCTAACATGGCTTTCTGCATCAGCCCAACGAAGAGGTAAGGCTGTATTACTCCGAAGTGGACTATCTGGAACATTCCTTCCCGATCTGTCAGAAGTAATACCCCGCCTTCAACATTAGATTCTTTTAACGCGTCCATGGCAATCTGTTTATCACTAAACTGCACGGGCACGATATTGGTCATTTTCTATCTGCCTCTACTATGGCTTGGCAGGCTGTGAGCTGGGTGGCAATGTCGTCTGCTTGTCCGGCGAGAGTCCAAAGAAATCCAGTAAGGTGGCTTGAAAGTTGGCAGCCCTCGGAACCATTACGTCCGCTGGTGGGGGTGGCAGCTTGGGTGCCTCCACTGTAATCGGCGCACACGGCGGTGGCGTCATGATCGAGCAGCCTGATAGTACCGTTAGCAATCCCAGCGTCAACAGTTTTGTATTTGGCGTGTGCATCAGATAACCTCTTCTGGTAATCAGTAGATATTTGATTGATTCTGGTTGCGCTTTCGGTTTCTTTGCGGCGGGCTGCTTCTTCCGCTTCTTTTATGGCTTTAGCAGCGTTAGCGTTTTCTTCCGCCAGTCTGGTCTCCCAAACTACACGCTCTGATAATGCGCCGTCATGCCGCTGCCAGATGCCTACTGCGACTATTAGGCCAATAATACCCAGCCATTTCAGAATC